TGGGATCGACCGAGTAAACGCGCGCCATCGTTGAAAGGTCGTCCCATTTTTATTTGATATTAGAATGATTCCGAATATTTCCGTTTTCAAGTCACTATTCAATGCAAAGGAAACACCGTACACGATGAACGTGGTCGATGTTTACAACCGAATCAAAAAAGGTTACCCCGAATTGATTTCGAAAATCAATCGATTGCGTGAAATTGACGATTCTTTGGAAAGTTACCGTTCGTTAAAAAATTCATTGCTGGCAATTATGTTTAATGGAACGTTTAACGAACGAACCGACAACGGTTTGATTGAACATTCCGGGTTGTGCATCCTTGACTTTGACGATTACCCCGACGAATTAACCATGAACGAAGACAAAAAACGGTTTAAAAAATTGCCATTCGTTTACATGGTATTCACATCGCCGTCAAATAAAGGGTTGAAAGTAGTTATCAAGATTCCGAAATCAAATAAAGATGAACACAAACGGCGATTTAAAGCGCTGGAAAAGGAATTTAATTCCGATTATTTCGACGCATCCAGCCAAAACGTTTCGCGTGTTTGTTTTGAATCGTACGATCCCGACGCATATTTGAACGAATTTTGCGACGAATTCATAAAAATAGAGGAGGAACAAGGTTACGTTTACAAGGAACGCGCGCCAATTTGCCGTTTGACCGATGAAGGGAAAATCATTGACCGAATTTTTAAATTCGATTTTGGGGGTGAATTCACGAAAGGGAACCGAAATAATTACATTTTCAACGTGTCCGCGTGTTTATGTGAATTTGGAATCATGCGCGACGTTGCCGAATACCATTTGAAAAACTATGTTGACGAATCATTCACTCAAAGCGAATTGATTAACACAATCAAAAGCGCGTACCGAATCGCTCAATTCGGTTCTAAGTATTTTGAGGACGTTGATAAACTGGCAAAAGCAAAAATGAAAATCCGAAAAGGACATTCAGACATTGACATTCAAAGGGAATTGAACATTGACAACGAACAATTGGATGAAATCAAGGAAGAAATTCAAACCAATAACGACGTATTTTGGAAAGTTATTCAGACAAAACAAGGTGAACGAATAATAATTGAACCGAACGAATATTCGCATTTTTTAGCAAAGAATGGATTCGGCAAATATTACCCGGAACGCGCGTTGTCACCGACATTCGTGGTTGTGAATGAAAATAAAGTACGTTTGTCGGCGGTTGAACAAATCAAAGATTTCGTTTTAAATTATTTACGAGACCGGGGCGAAATTGCCGTTTGGAATTATTGTTCAAGATCAACGTATTTGTTTTCAGAGAATCATTTAAATATGTTGGAAAGCATCGATTTAAAGATGTTACAAGATAGCAAAGACCTTTCGTATATTCCTTTTAAAAACGGCGTTGTTGTGGTCACGAAAAAAGACGTCACATTGAAATCGTACATTGACATTGACGGTTATATTTGGGAAAATCAAATCTTGAACCGTGACTTTGTGCCAGTTGAGGAATTCAAAAATGATTTTCAAGATTTCATTTGTAAGGTGTCAAACAAAGACAACCAACGAATTGATGCGCTGGAATCTACATTGGGTTATTTGATGCACACTTTCAAAGACAAGACCGAACAAAAAGCAATCATTTTCAACGATCAAGAAATTGACGACAACGCAAACGGAGGTTCGGGAAAATCTTTGATGTTGACGGCGCTTGGTTATTTTCGAAACATTGTGACAATCGACGGAAAACAATTTAGTTCGATGAAAAATGATTTCGTATACCAGCGGGTGAATTTAGATACGCAAATTTTAGCATTCGATGACGTAAAAAAGAACTTTGATTTTGAACAATTGTTTTCAATTGTGACGCAAGGAATCGCCGTGAATAGAAAAAACAAAGATGAAATTTATATTCCATTCGAGCGGGCGCCAAAAATTGTAATTACAACGAATTACGTTATAAATGGCGCGGGTTCATCGCACGATCGCCGACGACATGAAATCGAATTTTTTCAGTATTTTAACGCGAATCATTCCCCGGAGGACGAATACAAAAGAATGTTGTTTGATTCGTGGAATGTCGACGATTGGTCGCGTTTTGACAATTACATGATTTCGAACTTACAAAAGTATTTAACGAATCGCTTGATAAAAACAACCAGCATCAACGCCGACGCGAAAAGATTCATTCAATCAACTTGCAAGGACTTTTTCGAATTCACCCGCGAAGGCAACATTCCTTTAGACGTTTACAATTACAATCAAACCAAACTACAAGAATTCCAAAGTGAAACGAATTCGTTCAAAGATTTGTCAACGCAAAAATTCAAAAAATGGGTTCGGGAATATGCTATTTTTAAAGGTTATAAATACACCGAAGGACACAATCATTCCGGGCGTTATTTTATCTTGACGGATTCTTCACCTTCAAATAATTAAAATAAATATACATGAAAAGACCTATTATTTTAGCAAGTTTAACAATGATTGCGATTTGGTGGATTGCGATTTATTATTTCGGTTGGTGGGGTGCGGTTGGATGTTTGACATTTGGAATCATTACAACACTATTGATTGAATTTAAAAATCAAAAATGAATCAAAATAAAATTTATCGAGTTTTAAAATTGATTCAATTGCTTGAAATTAAACCGCGAAGCGTGAACGGAATGTCAAGATATCTTGGAATTAGTGAACGAAGCGTTTACCGTTATTTGAATCTATTCGAAAATCTTGAATATAACTTAAAACGGGATATTTATTTTAAATATTACATAGATAAAAATGAACAAAGAAAACAAACAACGTCTTGACGCGTTGAAATTAGCGCATGACGTGGAACGATACCCATCAATCCCGCCAGCTTACCACGTTAAAACGAAATGGGACGACAAGACCGCGAACGGATTGACCAAGGCAATAACATCGTTCATTCAATACAACGGTTTTCAAGCCGAACGAATCAATACAATGGGGGTTGCAAGGGAAAAACGAACCACGGGCGGTAAATTAATCGGTGTGACGTGGACCAAATCAACAACAACCAAAGGGAGCGCGGACATTTCCGCAACCATTCGAGGACGTTCGGTGAAAATCGAGGTCAAAATTGGCAAGGACCGACAAAGCGAAGCGCAAAAAAAATACCAACAAGACATCGAACGCGCTGGGGGTGTTTACCTAATTGCGCGCGATTTCGATTCTTTTGTTGAATGGTTTGATTCCTTTACAAATGATTGAAATTGAAATAAGCCAAAACCAGCGCGACCGGGCGCAAATCTTGTTTGATTTTGGAATCTTGAACAATTCCATTCGCGAGGGTGACGGAAAATTGACCGGGGCGTTGGGGGAAATTGTGGTGTTTGATTACTATTCGAGCAAAGGTCGAAAGGTTGTTCATGCTCAAGAATTTAATTACGACCTTTTGATTGAAGGATTCAAGGTTGAAGTCAAAACGTTGGCAAGGAATGGAATTCCTAAACTGGAAAACAATTGTCATTTGTCGAATCATAATTCAAAACAACGTTGTGACTTTTTTATTTTCGTGGATGTTTTGAATGATTATTCCCGCGCATGGATCAAGGGGGCAATTTCACGACATCGATTTGATGAAATCAAAGTTTTTAAGAAAAAAGGCGAATTTGATGGACCATTTTTTCAATTCAAATCGGATACTTGGATAATTACCAACAAAGATTTGTTAACAATTTGATGTTGTTATGTTGCACGAATGAAAATTATTTTTATCTTTGGTGAAATTTTAAATACTTAATTATGGCGACAACAAGAAAAACGACCGAAGCGGTCACAACGGAACAACCGAAAGGTTTATTCCACAAATTGCATTCAGCAAAACAACACATTGGTAAGGTTTCAAAGAATGCGACGAATCCACATTTTAAAAAAAATTACGCCGATATCAACGCGTTGTTGGAAACGGTCGAACCGATTCTTTTAAGTTATGATTTAATTCTTTTGCAACCAGTCAAAGGAAACACCGTGTTTACGATTATTGTTGACATCGAAACGGGCGAATCAACCGAATCATTTATGGATATTCCTTTAAACATTACCGATCCTCAAAAAACGTTGGCTTGCATTACTTATTTTAGACGTGGAACGTTGCAATCTTTATTGTCATTACAAGCAATCGACGACGACGGCAACGAGGCGAGTAAACCTTGTACAAAACCGACCATTGACGACGAACGTTTTCAAAACGCAAAAAAAGCCATTGCAGAAGGCAAATTTACCGTTGAGAAATTGAAAGGAACTTATTCACTAACAACCGAACAAATCAACCAATTGTAAAATGAACGCAAAAGAGCGCGCGCAATACCTTTTCGATTTGTTTGATGTTGTCGAATATAGCGACAAGGTAAAAACAAAGATTACGCGTAAAGCGTGCGCGCTTATTTTGGTGCATGAGGTTTTGAAAGACCTTGATCCAAAATCGCGGGATTTTTTATACTGGATGAATGTTAAAGTAAATTTATTAGAATTATGAAATGGCGAGCATCACAAATCGGAAAATTGATGACAACGTCCCGAACCAAGGGCGAATTGTTGTCGCAAACGGCGAAATCTTATATTGAGCAATTAGCAAAGGAACATTTTTACGGATATGAATCCCCCATTGTCAATCGATACCTTGACAAGGGAATCAATCAAGAACTGGAATCCATTCAATTGTTGAATTCGGTTCGATTTGAAAATTTTGAAAAGAACAAACAACGGATTGAAAACGAATGGTTGACGGGTGAATGCGACATTCTTACGAACGAAAAAATAATTGACATCAAAACATCGTGGTCACTTGACACGTTCCCGGAATTACCGGAGGACATCGATTCAAAGGAATACGAATTTCAAGGTCGCGCATACATGATGTTGTACGAGCGCCACGAATTCGAACTTGTTTATTGCATGGTGTCAACGTGGGACGAATTCTTGACACAATACGACGACAAATCGATTCACAAGGTAGACCATATCGATCCGCGTTTTCGAATTACGTCGGTAACGTTTGAACGTGACTTTGAAATTGAAAATCAAATAATTGAACGTTGTCAATTGGCTACGGAATATTATAACGAACGAATTAATAAATTGAAAAAGAAATGAAAAAGTATTTCATTATTGAATGTCATTTCGATGAATTAGAAGGGGCGTATTTCCTTACTGAATATATGAACAAACATGGTCATTTTTACATTATTTCGGTGACATCAAAACAAGGTCAATTTGATGTGAAATCGGTGACTGTTGATGAATTTAAAAATTTTAACAATTATGAATAAACAAACGGCATTGAACTATTTAATCGAGGCGCTGGAACTGAAAGTTTTGGCGTCAAAAATTCCTTGGATTGATAAAGAAATTCAAAAAGC